TTTTCTTTTCTTTTCTTTGTATAAATCCGTATTACATTCGTTATACGTTTGTAATACGTCCGTATTACGTTCGTATTTTTCTTGTTCTTTTTTTTCCTTTTCTTTTTCCCATCTTTCATTTACAGCCTTTTGTGCTTTCAAGCGTTTGGAGTCTTTTATAGTCATTCTTTCTAGAAAACTATTAGAGTAAAAAACATCATCTTCAATAACAAATAAATCATAGTTATTTATTACTTGTTCTACTTTTTCTACCTCAACTCTTAAATCAAAAGCAATCATTTTATAATCTTTTTTACTTTTATAGTTATCTTCTTCTCGTAATCTTTCAAGTATCATGAAATATATTCCATAGCCCTCTGCCCCTAGATCCATTCTTACCTTAATTAATTTATCGGAGTTTCTAGCATTGCTATCGTGGGAGAAATAACTTTGATTACTTGCCATTTCTACCCCCTCCCTCTAAAGGTGTTGTGCAGTATATAAATTTCATCTGCATAGTAGCCAACATCTTCATCGTTAAAGCCTTTTCTATAACCATTAGCCACCTGCCATTTTAACTTGTTTACTGCTAGTAATAATGCTTTGTCATAACTCATATATACACCCCTTTATAAATAAATTTCTAAGCCTTTCTTTGCTATATTAACCGGATGGCCTATAGCTTTTTCAACCTCACTTTTAAATAATTCTGCGTCTGAATTAGCATTTGATAAATGTACTAATGTTAAAGTTTTTAGTTTGCTTAAATCACTCGCTTTTAAAAAATCTATACAATTCTGTAACTCAAAATGAGATTGAACAACCCTATTCCTTAAAAACATCTTATCTTCTAATGTTCTATCAATTATTTCTTTTGAGTAGTTACATTCAACTAAGATGTGATTAACATTTTTAAATCGATACCTAACATAGTAAGTATCAGTTATATATAAAATTGTCTCGCCTGTTGGTATATGTTTAATTAAAAAACCTACATTTTCTACATCATGCTCTAACTCAAAGGCTAATATATTGAAATTCCCTACTATTTGCCGGCTATTTGCCTTTATAACCTTACATCTATGATTTAGTACGTCTTTATGTTCAAATACGCTTGTAAGGGCATATACGTTGATTCCATTTTCAACCAATTCTTTAACCCCTTTGGAGTGGTCTAGAGATGCTGGTGCGTTATTAATGCACCAGCAACACTCCCTATGTTATAATTAATTCCTTTTAATATATCTTTGTATTTAAAGCCAGCATCCAAAATTAAAATGTCATCTTCTATATTTACTATGTAGCAGTTTCCTGAACTGCCACTTCCCAATACTTTAATTGTGTTCATTGCAAAACTCCCATTTATATCCACCTGCTTGATGTCTTATCTTTCCAGGTTTATATTCCTCTTTACTTGCTACTTGCTGTATATTTCTTAAACATACTCCTGTTGCTTCGCTTGCATATCGTGCATTTTGATAAACGGCGATAACGTCTCCTTTTAGATTTTTCTGAACTATCATTTTTCCTTTATGTATTTTTTTTAATCCTCTAAGAATACTTGGTTTATTGTGTATCGCATGCAAAATATTTTCTCTTGTTGTCACCCACTCTAAATTTTTATAATTATTGTTTTGTTTATTCATATCTTTGTGGTTTACCACATTAAGATTATTAGGATTTTCTAAAAAATGTTCCGCTACCAATCTATGTATACGATGTGTTTTTAGCTTTCCGTTTTTCGACAATCCAACACTTAAATACCAACCAGTTTTATCACTAGAACTAAGAATTCTATGTTTGTAACAACTATACACTCTCCCGTAATTACTTATCTTATAAAGTCCCTCATAACCACATACATCTTTCCATTTTTCCATATATTCTCCTTTTATCTTATTCATGGCTAAAATGGTACAATTGGATCTTCTACATCTTCAAATCCATCAAACATCATTTGTCCATCTGCAGGTTTTTCTTCTTTGTTAGTAGTTGCTTTGTTTTCTTCCGGAGTTTCTTCAACCTCTTCAAAATCGGCATCTATAACCTCGCTATTAGCATTGTTGCTTATTTCTTCTTCTACAGCGTTATCTACATAATCCGGAGAGTTTTCATCATGCAATACTGACTGGTCTTTTATTATTGCTTCCTGCATTTTTACTGATAATGGGCCATATTTACTAATTAGCAGTTTTAAAACTGTCTTAAGTGCCATTGACTCAAAATCAACCGACCATCTACTAGTCTTTTTATTTTCCTTTAAATCATAAGCATAACTTGAAGAGTATTTCCTAGCATGGTCATCAACCTGCTTTTTAGTCATATATAAGACCTTTTCAAAACCATTTGTTAGTCTGAAATAGGCAGCATAGCCAATAACATTTTCATCCGTATACTCAATATCGCTTGTGTTTTCTGTGAATATTACCTCGCCTGTCAACCTGTTCTGTCTTTCTATCTCACCTTTGTATACTGGTATGGCATTTATTGTCTTGTATTGCCCTGACCTTAATGCAAGCTGTATATAGCCCTTATATCCCATTTGGAATTGTGCTTCTTTCTTTTTAACCCACTTACCATTGATTTTTTTATTGTTGTTATATGGCACTATGTAGGCAAATCCTAGGTTTTGGTCTATCGGTAAGTCTAATGTTGCAGCAACGATTGAACTTGCTATAACTGTATTTGGGTCTGCGTCTTTAAGACTTGGAATATTTGAAATATTTATTATAGATGTTGAAAATGCTTCCGCCCTATCATTTAACAACTCCTGTATTCTTCTTTTGTAGCTGTCTTTTTTTAATAGAGTTTTTACGCTTTCTATCGCAGTTTCATTTTTATTTACTTTTTGTACCTGATTAGTCATTGAATGTACCCCCTGAAATTTGTAATTCTTCTACATTGTCTACCCTTAAATTGATAACCTGTGTATCAACATTTTCTAGCAGTATAATTGACTCCCTATTATCTATAAATATTGGTAGCTTTATTTCATGGTGCTTGCTAACTGTATTTATAATCGCTAATCCTGAATTAATCTTTTTAGCTGTGTTAAGGTCATTAAATGGAACACCATCAACCATTACCTGACAACACTCATTTATTCCGCCATTAACCTGCGTTTCAAATAACTTAAAATCTACCCCATTGAAATGCTTGTTAATATTGCCCTCTAGGATATCAACCTTAGATTTAATAAATAACTCGCATAACTCAATATCCCTTTCTATGCAGGCCAACTCTTTAACTAGGCCCTTTTCTTTTTCTTCAAGGTCTGTTATTCTAGTTTTTATTTCATCATCAACCTTTGATTTACCAAGGTTTCCTAGCATAACCTCTAATTCTTTCTTATGTTCGCTAATTAAAGCCTTATACTTTTCCTTTTCCTCGTTGTTGCTATTGTTCTTGGCCTTTTCTATTTCTTCATCAATAGCCTTTATGTTTTCTTCTAAGCCTTTAAGCTGTTCTAGTTCTTCACTAGTGTATATTGGCTTATTATCAAACTGATCTAGTTCCTTTTGTAATTCCATAACGGCCATGCTAACCTTATTAACCTTTTTAAATTGTTCTGTTTTTAGGTCAATAACTTCTTTTAGTTCTAACTCGCCATCCTCTATCTTCTTGGCTGTTTCTTTGCCCTTAGTAGTGATACTTTCCAACTTCTTGGCCCTATCACTATTGAATAACTCTAGGTATTTTTCTTTTTCTTCCTCAAAATTATCTAAAGGCTTACCACAATAAGGACAATTTTCTTTAATAGTGGATAAATCAGCCTTAGACTTATATACTTCGCTATATTCATCAGCATATTTATCCTTGGCTATCTTTAAGGCTTTTAATTCATTTTCTATGGTCTTTTGCTTAGCCTCGTACTCATTCATAACGTCCCTTAGTTCTCTTTCCTGAGCTTTACTTGTACTAATCTTTTCCCTTAGTTCATTCTTAACCTTAAAAGCCCTATCACTGGCAACGGACCTGATGTATCTTAATTTCGTATCTTCTACAGTACGTTTATCATGTAACGCATTAATCTCATCAACGTTATTTTTAATCCCTGACGCTTTTTGTTCTAGTGACTCTATTTTGGCATTTTTAATCCAAATAGCGTCTTTTAAATCGTCTACATCTATACCTGATAACATCCTCTGTTGCTCTGTTATCCTGATAGGTATTTCTTTCTTTTGGTCTGCAAGCTTCTTCATAGTAGCCTTTTTGCTTTTTAACAGGTTATTAACACCCTTGTTAATAACTTCATCTTTTATAGGCTCTAACTCCGGCTTGTAGGCAATAACATCTTCAATATCGACTTCCCCTGCTATGGACATTACTATATCTCTAGCATCCTTCCACTTTATCTGTGTACTAAAGTACAATGGATTAGTTAATAGCTTGAATAAATCCTCACTAGTGAATTTATCTTCTATTAACTTTTTGTAGTCATTCTTCTTGTAAGGTACATCATCAACCTCGTATAAGGTTTCATTGCCTGTAAATGTTTCTTCTGATGTACCTCTCTTTGTTGTCCATTTTTCCTTGTATGTTTTCTTTAGTATTAGCAGGACCCCATCGATTTCAAACTCACCACAAACCTCTACATCAACCCTTATAGGCATGTTATTCTTGTCTAGTGGCTTAATGCTAAAGTCTGTTCTATTGTCGCTATCCTTGTCAAACAACAGCCATATAAATGCGTCAAATATTGTTGTTTTACCACTAGCATTATCACCAGTGATATAAGTTTCCTTGCCCTCAAAACTAATATCTAGGCTTTTAATTCCCTTGAAATTATTAATTTTGAGCCTTTTTAACGTGATTTCTTTCATTTCCTATTCTCCTTTTTGAAAATATATGTTATAATTATTACAACCTTATTTGAAAGCTCGTAAGAGCTGTTATAATTATTTATACGCTTGGTTTAGTGATGTTCCCCTTGCGTATACTGTACGGAATTTAGTTTATCTAGATTCCGTATTTTTTTATTATTTTTTTTAATTCAACCAATTTGGCTACAGTTAAATAGCCTTGAAATCTATTGTTTTTCCTAGACCATTTAATCTTAATGGTCCTCAATTCTTTGACTATTTCCGGATTACTTTTTACAATGTTTTTCTTATCATATAGATATAGTAGGTTATGTTCTACATCTACCTCAGTAATGGTTCCATTGTTAAGATGTATCTTCTTAGCCTGCGACCAAACGAATTTTAAATCGTTTATCCTTTTTTCGGCCCTATATATTCGGCTTCTTAAATTTTCTATTTCCTGTTGGCTATATGGCTTATCCCTACCGTCCTGCCTAGCCCTTTTATTAGTTATGGACTTGAATACTATTTCATCATTCAAGTACTTTATATAGGCCTCTAGCTTGTCTACAGCATAAACATCTGAATACTTGGTATCTCCAACCTCGGAAATACCTGTCCTAATTTGTGTTAACAAGGTATTTAATTCCTGTTTATCTATAGACGCTTGCGAAACTTCCATCAGGCAATACCACCTTTCTGATAGTTTTATCGAAATTATGCTTTTCTCCGACTCTTAGCGTGTCTGCCCTGCCTTTCTTATTAATAAATGGCAGGTCCCAAGGTAGCGGATCATATTCCGTATCTAAGCTATGAATTTCTTCTAACTTAGTAAACTCATTAACCTCTGACCTCTGTATTCTATATTCAAGTTCTTCCCTTCTCATTTTTTGTCTCCTTATTTAAATTAAAAATCTTCGTTTGATTTTAGGCTATAAAAACCTGTATCACTTACTATTACATGGTCTAACACTTTTATTCCTAACAAATCGCCCGCACTTACTAAATTTTTTGTTAGTATTATGTCTTGTCCGGATGGAGTTGTATTTCCACTCGGATGGTTATGCGAAAATATAATTTTAGTCGCATTAACCATCAAGGCACGTTTATATATTTCCTTGCTTTTTACAACTGCACTATTTGTGCATCCTTGCGAAATAAGAAATATTCCGCATACCTTGTTTTTTCCATCAAGGCATATAGACCAAAATTGCTCTACATCCCTATCAAGAACCTTTAAAGACTCCATAATCTTATAAATATCATCAGGACTAGCTATACTAGTGTTTTCATATTCTATAGCCTCTTCTTTTACTAACTCTAAAAAAGTCCCCTTGTTTGTCCTTACTTGTTTCGTGCTGTAATAATACATTTTTAAACCCCTTATTTAAAATATTTCTGCTCTTATTCTCTGTATTTCTTCAAGGTTGATAGTTCCACCAAAAAAGCTTAAGTTTGGCCTTGTTCTTTCAACCTCACTGCATAGGGTATCTAAATCACTAATTCCAAAATTAGCCCTTAAGTCTTCCCATGCTCGGTTTTCTCTTTCTATTTCTTCTTTCGTCTTGCGTTTCATATCTTAACCCCTTTCACACCTACAGTATTTAACTGTGAAGCAGGCTTTTTGTAGTTCTGCTATTTGATCTAAAATGAAAAACCAATTATCAAGTTCGCTTTCATCTATCTTGTTGTCATAGGCGATTCTAAGAATGCTGTTCCTATTTTCCTCTAAATCGTCTATGTTTTTAAGTAACATGATAACTGCCTGACTTAATGACCTAACCTCTACATCCGGCAATTCCTTTGCTGTCGCTTTTAATCTTAAATGCTTGTAGCAAAGTATTGGATGTTGGTATAGTTCCGACATAGCGAATACTATATCATCAGGTACTTTCCTTCGGCCTTGTTCATACGAGGCTATCGTTTCGGTGGCTATATTTAAGTATTCGGCCGCCCTTTCTTGTGTTAGCCCAGATACTTCCCTCGCCACCTGGTAAATAGATTTTTCTTTCATGATGTTCTCCTCTCTATGTGTATTTAATGTGCTATAATTACCTTATAAAATTAAATTTATGGAGGTCATTATGAATAATGCACTTATTTACACTATTAAAAATTTAATCGTACCTATAGTTGTTGGTTTTGGTTCGTCATATCTTGGCTTATGGTGGAACAACAGACAAGAAACCAAGAAAAATCAGTTAGAACGTTTAAAAGAAAAGTATTGCAACTTCTATCTTCCGTTTGTTGAGTTGTACGATAGTAATATTTTTGGAGCTGTAAACTTTACCGATTTTTCCGAAGAACTTCAAGAAAAGTTTTCTTTAATTCTAATTAAGAACAATTTAAGATACTCAGATCGTAAATTATCAAATCTAATTTATGAGTATAAAGCGTGTCTTAAATGTATAAACGAAGATCCTTTTGGTATTGACTTCTCCGTTGAAAGCATGGAAGAAGATTTAAACAATACTTTTAATAAAGTTTATGACTACATATTTGACTTATACTATTCGGCAAAGAATGAATTAGGTTATTAAACTTTCTGCTTCATCAATATTTCTTTCAAGTTCCTTGATTCTTTTATCAAGGTTCTTTTGTTCTAACTCTAATTTATTTAAGTCTCGTTTCAACTCCGAAATACTAGCCAACAACCTAGTTCCAAATATTGAAACTAACGATATAATTACTAATAAACAAATTTCTGATGTTGTGTATGCCAATATTATCAGCCTCCTTTTAATTACGCTTGTCTTATGCCATTAAAAGGTTGTTTAAAACTTTTTGCCCCATACGAACATAATACAAAGCTCCTATATATTCAGATGTTGTATCTTGGCTTATTTGTTCGTCACACATCTGACCAAACCAAGTTTCAGCATCATCACAGTATGGATTATCATAAAACCCTTTTACTTCTTCCCATGCTTCATCCTGGACTTTCTTTATAAAGTTTCCAAGTTCATTACTTACCTTTTTAGCTTCTTTAAATACTCTTGCAAATTTCATGTGATGTTCTCCTTTCGGTGTACGAATTCTTTTTATAAACTCGTACTAATTACTACTTTAAAAATATGTTTTTGTATTTTATACTATACATATACGTTAATGTATATTCTTAACCAAAAAAAATTCTTTGCATTTTTTCAGGGTTAAGGTTTAACTCTTTAGAAATTATTTCAATTTCATTTCGCTTGAACTCGGTATACCCTAACTCTTTATGGCCGTACTGCTTAGTAGAAATTCCAATCGCTTTAGCCATGTCTGTTTGTGACTTTTTATTAAGTTCCCTTTCTTTTAAAAGTTCAAATCTATCAAACATTTTAACTCCTCCTTATCTCTTTTTCTATATTAACATGATAACATATACGTATATGTTTGTAAATACTTATTTGTATTTTTATAAACTTTTACGTTTATTTTATACATATACTTATATTTTAGGTTATACTAAGGCTATGAGGTGATTTTATGAAAGAATTTAAAGTAATACTGGCAATGCTTATGAATGAGTTTGATATGGATCAAAAAGAATTAGCCAATAAAACAGGGCTTACACAGGCAACCATTTCTAGATATACGCTTGGTAAGGCCATACCAACGGGAGAAAATCTAGGGATAATAGCTGATGTATTTGATGTATCTGTAGATTATCTGCTTGGAAGAACTAATGTAAGAGAAATTAATAAAGGTAAAGAAGATGAATTTATTACTATGGCTGCACATAGAACTAACGGAAATCAATCAGATATTAAGGATATTGAAGGCTTAAAGGATTTAATCAGACAAATTATTAGTGAAGAAAAGGATAAATAAGGTGGTATTTTATGGGCTTTTTGAATTTTTTTAATAAGGATGTAAATGTGCAAATAGATAAGCATATAAAAAAGATTAACAATTCTATAGAGGTATTAGAAGATGGCTGTAATAGCATTTTAACTTGTAAAATTTATTATGATAATATTGATAACTTGCTTAAAAAAATCACAAAACTATCGGATGAAAATAATATAGATGTTGATATAAAAAAATACCAATGTATATTAAATAATCCAGAAAAATATTTTGACTTATCATTGAAATTTGAAATAGAAAAAATATTGATTAAATACTATAAGAAAAAAAGCAAAGAACTTCTACAAGCTAGTTTAAGCATTTTGCACAAAGATTATATGGAAAACTGCAAATATTTTACAAATAAAGATTTATCGCTCAATGACATAGTGAATAAATATATTGATAACGTTGAAATGACATTTAATAGTGTTTCTGAAATCCCTAACTCCACTCTACTAAATACAACTGTTATTTCACATTATAGTAATAAACAGGAAAACGATTATAATAAACAAAAAAATGATTATAATAATGTAAATGAATTACTTATAAAAGATATAGAAAAATCAATCGATTTTTCTATAAATCTGAATGATGATGAGTTGTTATATGATAGTGATAAAGTTCGTGCTAATATGTATAAAACACTTTCAACAATTGATTTTGATAACTAAAGAAATACTATTTATGCACTATTTAGAAAATAGAAAAGTTAAAGATTTTAATTATCCTTTAATGTGGTATTATACCTATGATTTAAATTTTATAGATGTTTTTGACAGACTTTTCAATGGGGGATATATTACTTTTGGAGATATTAATAATAAACTTCCTAACCTAACTATTCCTGAACTTAAAGACTTACTTAGGCAATTTAAGTTGAAGGTATCTGGAAATAAAAAAGTATTAATCGATCGATTACTTCTAGAATCGCCTAGAGATGAACTTGAAGGTATGCTAGTCAATGATGTATTTGCTCTTACAGATATTGGTAGAGATGTATTGTCTAGCAATAAGCATATTATGTACTTTCATCAAAAAGACTTGTTTATTACCATTGATGAAGCAGATAAAGTAATAAAGGAACACCCAGGTTTTAATCATTACAGTGTTGCATTATATATATTAAATGATAGGCTCAAACGTTACATAAATAAGTCTGATAAAGTTGATTATACTGGTGGCCCTATACTATATCATAAAATATCACTTGTATATCAAGATATGGAGGTAGATGAAAAAGAACTATTCTATCTGTTAGTATACTACTGTCACTGTATGACTGAATTTTATATGGAAGAACCGCCAAAAGATATCGCTGATAGAATAGTTAAATTAAAAAATAAAACAGGTATAACAATGTATGAATTATCACAAATGACAAGAAAAATTAAAAATGATTTTAAATTTAATATTAAAAATAATGTGTATGATACATATATGAATGCACTAAAATAGATATATTTTATTATAAGGAATTTTTATTATGGTTTGTTCAAAATGTGGAAGTCAAAATGTAAAAATTGACATTGTAAATGAAGTAAGTTATAAAAATAGACTAGTGTTAATATGAGCAGGTTTTTGCCTGCTCTATTAAAAACTATAATATAGAACATATGTTTAATAATTTTATAGTCCGGAGGAGCTATGATGGATAATGAAATATTACAAAAGCTATATAGCTATATAGATGAAGAACAGATAAAATTAAGGTATATTGATAAT